AAGTGGATATCAAGGCAATTGCCGATGAAATCCGCAAGTCAATTGTCGAAGAACTGAAAGCTGCACCTGGTATTGAACGGGGAGAGAGAACTGTGAAAGCCCCCGCTGTGATCGACAGTCTCGGCGAGAAAAGCTATAAAAGCGCATTCTGGGATTATGTGCGCACTGGAGAGGTGTCCAATATCCGTAAGGCGTCAAAAGCTGCCTTGCAGGAAGGCACGACCACAGAAGGTGGTTATCTCGTCCCTGACGACGAATATGGTTCGATCATCGCTAAGCGCGATGAAGAATCAATTATCAGCAAGCTCGGTTTGATGCGCGTGACCACCAATCGGGATAAATATAACTTCCCGACTGAGAACGCGAGCCTTGCCAAGTTCACGTTGGTAGCTGAAGAAGGCGCGATTAGTGCTGCTGAAGAAGAGCCTACTTTCGCGCAGGTTTCAGTTCCGGTTTATAAGTTCACCAAGTTGATCAAGGTGTCCGAAGAGCTGCTCGAAGACGATAACAGTAATCTTGAGGCATTCCTGACCAACGCTATCGGGCGCGCAGTAGCCGACACTGAAAACTACTACGCTTTGATCGGTGCGGGCTCAACCGAACCGCAAGGCGCGTTCGTTGGCGGTACAGCCGGACTGTCATTTGACTCAGCGACTGCGATCGGTGCTGCTGAAATCCCTGAATTAATGGGGAAACTCGGATCACCGTATCATAACGGCGCTGCTTGGGTTATGGACCCAGCAACCTGGTTCAACCTGAAGGGGCTGGTTAGTTCCAGCGTGTTCACGTTTACAAGCGGAGTTGCTCGAATGAGCGGTACTGTTGACGGCCCAACTCTGGAAGGTTATCCGGTCGTGTTGAATAGCAACGTGGCTAATATAGCAGCGAGTGCCAAGTCTTTGATGTTTGGCAACTATAACTATATGGGCTTTGTGACCAATCGCGGGTTGAGAATCCGCCGCTTGAATGAGCTTTATGCTGACACAGGGCAGGTTGGCATTTTGGCTACCTACCGCTTCGGCTGTGCAGTCCTGCAAGCAGAGGCGTTCCAGTACGCGACCCATCCATCAGCCTAATCGCTGACTAACTAACAAAGCAGAGGTACTGTGAAACCAATTGGGGAATTGAAAAACATCCATGAGGGACATGACATTTATGTTGTGGCTTCCGGTGCCTCTGCCGGTTTTATCGATGCAAGCTTTTTTGACAATAAGCTCGTTATCGGCGTTAATCAAGTGTGGAAACGCTTTGCTAACCTGGATTACGTGGTCAGGAAAGAATCTAATGGAATGGACGCTGCTATTGCAGCTTCAAAACAATTTGGGTTCAAAACGATTTGCAGCGAACACAATTGTGGAACGCTAAAATACGCAAAAAACGAGGGCGCAGATTATGTATTTGAGCATCTTGATAACAAACTGGAAGAGATTGATTTGAGTGTGGCAGGAACGGACAAGATCGTTGTTTCTTACTCCACCATAACCAGCGCGATTCACATTGCCGCTTATATGGGTGCTGCGAACATCATCCTGATTGGGCACGACTGCGGGACGTTAGACGGGGCGGTAAATTATCCTGGATATGATGAGGCTATCGCAGGTAAAAGCTTTTATCGAAAGTTTATTACACAGATCGAGCCTCAGACATTGGCGTTGAGAGACAGGTTGAAAGAGGTGTACGGCTGCAACGTTTACAGCCTCAATCCATTCCTGAACTTTGGGTTGGAAGGGCATGAGTACGAAAGATGAAGATACTATTGTTCTGCCCTACCTACAAAATATCCGACGGTGAATTAGCTTTGCGCGCTGAGACAAAAGCGAGCATTGATACGCTCAAGATTCCAGACGGGGTCGAACTTGAAATTGAGATAAGCACAAACAATCCGAGCGAGATAACTGGAAACAGTAAGCAGGATCACGAAAATACGTTGTATCAGTATCGCTATGCAAGGCAGAGAATGTTATCCGGCGATTACGATTGTCTGTTCATTGTTGAACATGACATGATAATTCCTGAAGACGCTCTGGTGAAAATGCTGGCAACGGATGCGGACGTAGTTTATGGGCTTTATCTGTTTCGCCATGTAAAGCCGGTGCTGAATGCTTGTCGGGCAGTTTCTTCCAGGTGGCCGGACATGAGCTTGAGCCTATTTCCTGAGATTGTGAATAAGGCAAGGGCACAAGGTTGGATTGAAGTGAGCGGCTCCGGCTTTGGCTGTACGCTGATCCGGCGCAAGGTGTTGGAAAAGTTAGATATGAGGCGGAGTGAAATTGGCGGGCATCCGAGCCCTGACATGCCATTTGCCGCCGATTGTATGAGGAACGGCTTCAAACAGATATGCAGATTTGACGTTATTTGCGGGCATATAAAGCCGGATGGCGATGTGTTGATCCCGTTTGAGAGAGGTGAAAATATGAGTAAGTCTATCAAGATATACGTTATGCGCGAATTCGTGGCTAACATAGGCGGAAAATCCGTGCCGTATAAAGAGGGCGCGACTGCTGACATGCCTGAGGAATGTGTGGACGATTACATGCGCTGCGGGTTTGTCACCTATGCGGTAGAGCCTGCGGTAAAAGTGGTTACGAAGCCTAAAAGCAAGGTCAAAGCGGTGAAGTAATGGCATACGCGAACCTATCCAACCTGAAGGATTATTTAGGCATTACCACGAATGGCGATGATAATCTGCTTAGTGACCTGCTAACACGGGCGGCTGGTGTGATTGACGCTTATACTGGGAGGCACTTTGAAGCAGAGACTGCCACGAAGTATTTCAACTCAGACGATATTGACGGGCAAGAATTGAATCTCTACGGCTACGATCTGCTGACTGTTACAAAGCTGACTAACGGTGACGGGGTTGAGATCACCTCCGGTAACTTCCGTCTATTCCCGCGCAATGATAATCCCAAGTGGATTATCAAGTTGGGTGAGGATTACAGTTGGGAGTTTGACGATTCAGACAGCGAAGTAAGCGTTGCTGGCACGTGGGGCTATTCTGCGACTGCACCGGCTGACATTACTCATGCCTGCGTTAGGCTTGCGGCTTTTATCTATCGACAAAAGGATACCAGTGCTGACATTGACCGACCGCTTGTGACGGGTGACGGTGTAACGATTATGCCTTCAGGCTTACCTTCAGACGTGCAGAAATTACTTGACCGGTACAAAAGGCGGATAGGGATATGAGCGTAATTACTAACATCTACGATGCACTTGAAGCAAAGAAGGTTACAACTACTTCAGGTAAGACACCGACTGTCTACGGACTGGATAAGCTGCCTGAGAATATCACAACCGCGCACTTACCGTGCAGACTGTTGCTTCCGGTTGGTGGCAATCCAGGTGAGGGTCGGGATTTGTCGTTTATCGCGATTGGAACGGGAGTAACAATCAACTGGCAGGTAACCGACTTGATGCTGTGGCAGGTAAGCGAGCAAGGGATTGGACTAAGGGAGTTTGCCCCTGAGATTGTTGATTATGCCGGAAAATACGTGGATATGCTTAGGACGTTTAGATGCCCTTATCAGAATGCCGCTTTGGAGTCTGCGTCAATGACTCCGGGTGAATACGAATGGCCGCGCGGATCCGGGCGGTTTTACGCTGGCGTGTTATGCCAGTTGAATATCAAGGAGGTAGCAAGTGGATAAATATATCTACAAAGGTGGAGGCTACTTCGTCGACGTTCCGGCGCGGGACATGAGTGCTGAGGAATGGGCGAAGCTGCCGAAAGAAATTCAAAAGGCGGCTTTGAAAGCCGGTCTTTACGTTCATGAGAAAGAAAAATCAGAGGTGAAAGATGCTTAATGCACATAATGTTTTACAATCCGCGTTTCAGTCTGCATTTGGAACAGCGAATGCAACTGCAACAGTCAAGCTGCAGAATGTATCCAGTTTCAAGCTGCGTCCTGAATTTCAGACGCGGGCTTTAGACCAACTAAGGGGCACGCTTGCTCCGACCCATCAGACTACGCTGGATCACTATGCTGGTTCTGCATCGTTTGAAGTCAGTGATGAATCGTTTGAAGATGTGAATTACTGGCTTGAGGCTTTGTTTGGCACAGCTACGCCGAGCGGGGCTGACACGCCTTACACGCGCACTTATAACGCGCCTACTACCAGCGGGGTCACTCCGCGCTTCATGACGCTTCAGCACGGGCAGACTAACGAAGTCTGGCAGCTGCAGGACGCTTCAGTGGCAAGCCTGACACTATCCGGCGCGAATAATACGGGCGTTCAGGTAGGCGGCTCTATCCTCGGTGGGAAAGTTGTCGCAGGCGCGCTGCAGTCTTTGGCAGACCGGACTGCTGTTACCAGAATGAGCGGCTGCATGGCTTCGGTTGCTATTGAGACTTGGACTGGCAGCACGTTCGCGGCTTTAGCCAGTTCCGCATTCAGCTGGGAACTGTCTATCAATTCCAACCGCGAATATCGGGGATATTTGGGCGATTGCACTCCGACTGCATACCATGACCAGAAATGGAACGGGCAACTGAAGCTGAGCCTGGAATTGAACGATTCTACCGACGATCATCTGATCGCCATGTTAGGCGCGGCATCTGCTATTCTGGAAAAGCAAGTCCGGATCACTTACACAACTGGCACAAGCACCGGTTTACGCTCGATGGTTTTGACTTTCGCGGGGCACTCCATGCAAGCACCTGAGATGTTCCCGGATCGCAACGGCGTCACGACCTACGATCTGGTTCTGGACGGCGTGTATAACCCGACATTGACCAACTGGTTGAAGATTGAGACTAAGTCTGAAACCGCAGTACTGGCATAACAAAAAATAGAAACCGGAGCGGATAATGGAATTTGAACACGAGAAATTTGGTAAGTGCGTACTGCTTGAAATCAATCAAAAAATGCTCGAGGACTTTCACCGCGACATGAAGGGCAAAGATGTTTTACCCCTGTCTGTATGGCGCGGTGATTCTGTTCGGGCGGCTGTGAAGCAGGGAATCATGACCGAGCCTAAATGGACGCTCGATGATGTGGATAACGCCAAGCCTGCGCACATTGTTTGGCTGGCTGACTGCATCGCAAAACTGTTCAGCGAGGCAATGAACCTCGACCCTTTATCCTGATAGAGGTTGCCAACTTTGCCGAAGGCGAAGGCGCGATGCCAAGGCTGCTTGAATTGAGCCTGAATTGCGAGGAATACCGCGCGCTGCCTTACTCCGGCGGGGTGATGGAACAGCCGGCTGGGTTGATGCGTAAATTGAGGCAGGTGGGGAATGTGTACAGAGCGTTTCAGGCGTACAAGATCGAAGGGCAAAAGCCAGGTGAAACGGCAAAGTGGAAACACCAGAATGAGCAGATATGGGCGATTGTGCGGGAAGTGAATGAGTTGAGGGAAAAGTATGCCTAATCTACAGTTTATAATTAGCGTGCTGAATAAAGCCAGCGGTGATATTGCTAAGGTCAAAAAAGATATCCAAGATGTTGGCAAGTCTGGAAAAGAGTCCCAGGGCGGGTTGAAGGCTTTTGGGGACGGAATATCGTCTGCCTGGAAAATTGGTTTATCGGCGGTGGGGGCAATCGCGGCTGTTGGGGTAGCGATAAAACAAGTTCAGGACGCGGCAAAAGAGGGCGCTGCATTCCAACGGATGGAAGATGCTTCTGGCAGTTTAGCGCGCTCCCTTGATGCAGACATGGGCGTAATCATGGACGCGCTGCGAGAGGCTTCGCTCGGCATGGTTAGTGACTTCGACCTCATGCAAGCGGCTTCGCGCGCTATGATGTTGGGTGTAAGCGCGGATAGCGAGGAATTAGCTCAACTGATGGAAGTTGCCGCTCTTCGCGGGCGGGCAATGGGACTGTCAACTACTCAAGCCTTCAACGACATTGTAACTGGTATCGGGCGGGCTTCACCGCTTATTTTGGACAACCTCGGTATTGTGGTTGATGCAGAAGCAAAATATCAAGACTACGCCGAAGCTATTGGGAAAACATCTGAAGAGCTGACAAAAGCAGAAAAAACGCAAGCCTTACTGAATGGCGTGCTGGAAAGTTCAAAAGGCTTACTGGAAGCCACAGGCGGCTTGACGGTTGATAATGCTGGCAAATGGGAACAGATGGCAGCGGCTCAAAAGAACTATTTTGACCTGGTGAAGTCAGACATTGCGGATGGTATGAGTTGGTGGGCGGAATATTGGGCGGCTGTGTTTAATGAAAAAGCCGATGTAAAAAGAACCCGCGAACTCTGGGAAGAGGCGAAAAACCTAATGGTGGTCACCGCCGAACTCCAGGCTGCTTATGATGCGGCGGTGATGGGCGGGCAAGGCGATTATAACTTTATGCTCGAAAACGCGGAAACAATAGCCGCCGCAATCGAATATTATAAAAACACAGTGCTTGACCAGACTGCCGAATCGTTGATTGCGCAGTCTATAGCGGCAAAACAGGCAGGCGGATCGTTACAGATATTGAATGCCGAGCTTGAACGCATGGCGAAGATTCAAACTGATATTGCTGGCGTAACCTCACTTGAAAACAATTACCAGGGCATTATCAGTTTGGCGTACGAATACACAGATATGCTTGAGCAAAAAGAAAACCTGCAAATTGAGCGGCGGGAGTTAATCAATCAGGGTTGGTCTGAAACCAGCACAAAAATGAAAGAAAACGCCGCCGCAACGCAGGAACTTGATGACGCAATGGCAGAGATGGCAAACCGCGTCACGCTTGATATGTTCCTGGCTACCATTGCAATTGGTGGGGTGACAGACGCCGAACTTGCCGCATACATGCAAATGGCGATTGACATGGGATATATGTCTGAGACGGGGGCGCAGGCGGCTATCACCGCTTACTCCAACGCAATGGAAACAATCAACGGGTATCCGATTGATGACAAAACCGGCAATGTTATTGTTGACACGGCTGCTGCTTATGCGGCCTTCGATGCTTTGCAAAAATATGTATTGCTCGATAAAGAGCAGCGTGTTTTTGTCCGCACGTATACCGGAACCACTGGTGACTGGTACTCTCAAAACTATGAAGCCGTCGGTGGCGCGGTGCAGGGCGGGCAGCCTTACACGTGGCAGGAGTACGGCTATCGAGGGGAAGTGTATGTGCCATCGGCAGACGGGTTCATCCTGAGCCGGGCGGATGCAGAGCGGGCATTGAGCAAGGCGCTGGCTGGCGGGAGTTCGGGCGAGGGGATGGACGCGGACGCGGTAGGCAAGGCGTTTGCTGACGCGCTTATGCGGGCTGGCGGGAGTAAGGGCGGGAATGTTTACAACCTGACTATGCCTACTTCAAGCAATCCGGCGGATGTTAGAACGGCATTTGAATTGATGGAGGCATGGGCATAATGACAGCACCGGTA